TCTTTTTGCATTGAAATCATTTTTTTTAGCTTTATTTTTTTCTCTATATTCTTTGTAATAATTTTTTAACCATTCTGGGTTTTTTTGTCTAAATTCAATGTTTTTTTGTTTTTTATGTTCAGATATGTTATAAATTTTTTGATATGCTTTAATTTTTTCTTTATTTTTTAAAGTGTATTCTTTTTGCCAAATTGCTTTTTTTTCTTTATTTTCATTGTTGTATTTAAACACTTTGTTGTGTTAAGATAACTACACTATGAAAATAAAACTCACCGAACACGCCCTTTTGCAGTTGCTTGGTGGCACAGGCAAAGTAGCCCAAATGTGCAATGTTGAACCAGCAGCCGTATCTCAATGGAAGAAAAATGGCATACCTAGGGAACATTTGTTGTTTTTAGGCGCAAGAATTGAAAAAGAATCGCATGGCCTTGTAAGTCGTAAAGACTTGTTTCCTAACAACTTTTGGCTTATATGGCCTGAACTGTTGGAAAAACCCAACGCATTTGGTCTGCAACAAGAAGAAGATATAGAGTAAGATTGCTGTCCGCACTCCAGGCGTTACTAAGCACCTAAATCGGTGGCGTGGAGGTAAAAATGCCTCAATCTGATTCTATTAAAGAATTAGCAACTGCATTGTCTAAAGTTCAAGGGGAACTTACTTATGCTAAAAAAGATTCGGCAAATCCTTTCTTCAAATCTCGGTATGCTGATTTGGAGTCTGTTTGGGATGCTTGTCGCAGTCTTATGGCTGCAAACGGTCTTAGTGTTATCCAGATGCCTGGCAATTACTTTGAAGGCCGTATGTGGCTGGTAACACGCCTATGCCATAACTCTGGCGAATGGATTGAACAAGAAATGTCTGTGCCTGTCCAAAAGGCAGACGCACAAGGCGCAGGGTCAGCATTAACCTATATGCGTAGGTATGCGCTGGCGGCATTTGTTGGTGTAGTACAAGCTGACGATGATGGAAACGCTGCATCACAAACAATTAAAACAACCTTAAAACCTGTAGCTAAACCTGTGGAGATGATTTAATGGCTTTTCAACCTAAAGAAGGTAGCGGTAGCCTTTTTAAAAATACCCGCAAAACAAGCGAAACCCACCCAGACTACACAGGTTCAATTATGAACAATGGTAAAGAACATTGGTTGTCTGCTTGGGTTAAAGAAGGTAAAAACGGTAAGTTTTTTAGCGTGTCCATAGGTAAAGAAAAGTTACCAATGGGCTTTAAAGAAGCTGGCGCTGATGAATTACCTAAAAACATTATTGACGATGATGTCCCTTTTTAAGAGGTAAATATGAATACCCAGTTGAATTGCATTATTAAAGAACAGGCTGTACTTCATACAGAAGAATTCCATGTGGATGAAGAAAGACAGTTAATTTCAATGACTTTAGAAGGTTTAGAAAGTGTTTTAAATACGGCATTTCAACTGGCAGCAGACATTGTTAAAGATGATGCTGATAGAATGAGAATATTAGAGCTTCAAATTAAGTAGTAAACACAAGGGGAAAATATGAGTGAGCATTGGTATTGCGCCAAGACAGGTGCACCACGATATACAACTATTGGTAAAAACGGCAAAGAGCGTAACACTACTTTGCGTGACGCTAAAGCAGAGCCAGGTACATTAGTACCATCAGTTTCTACTATTAACAGCCAATTATCTAAGTCTGGTCTTGACACTTGGAAACAAACCCAAGTCTTGTACGCAGCTACAGAAAACCCAAGGTTAGATGGTGAGGATGAAAAAGCATGGGTAGACCGTATTCTTTACCTTGCAAAACAAAAAAGCCGTGACGCTGCTGACAGAGGTACATTAATACATGACTTCTTAGAAAGTTTCTACAGCCAAGAATACTTGCCAGAGATGCCAGCGTATGTCCGCAAGGTAGATGACGCTATAACGGCCCATTTTGGCACTCAGCTATGGATTCCAGAGCAGTCATTAGTTAATGCACAAGAAGGTTATGGCGGTAAGTGTGATTTATATGCTAAAGCCACTCATTCTTTCGGTGGGGTCGTAATTGACTTTAAAACTACGGAAAAATCCCCTGGTGATTTAACACCCTACCTAGAGCATACACTACAGTTGGCAGCCTATAGAGAAGTCTTAGCCCCATCTGCAAGGTGCGCTAATGTCTATGTCAATGGTGACACAGGCGAGGTTGCAATTTATGAGCATAGCGAGCAAGACTTAAGAGATGGTTACGAGATGTTTCTAGCTCTTGTCAAAATATACAAACTCAAAACTGGGTTAAACTAAACAACGGGGGCGAGGTGGTTTCCCCTTCCACCTACCATGTCTGTCCGTGCAGACCGCCCCCACCTAATTCTAGGGCGTTAAGCCACCATTGTAGGATGCAGTAAGTTAGGGTTTTTGTGGCTTTCCACCTAACAGATAGCAACTGCCAAATACAGCCCTGTTGTATATTTGCAACTTAGGGTTTTCATATATGGCTTTCCCTTGAAATTTAAAAGAAACTGTTTACATCAGGTCATCGACACTATTCAGCTCAAGTACTCGCAGACGAACGACTAAAAAGACTTTGACCTGATACTTTTAAAGGGGAAGTAATGGATGAATATATACGCAGGGTGTTTGAAGGTGAAGCGCCATGCGACAAATGCAAACAAGCAAGAGAGTGCAAAGAATACGAAAAAGCTTGTAGGGCATTTTCTTTCTATGTGTTACACGGCACATTTCACGAACATACCGTTAGGCAACCTACGCACAATATGTTTAACAAGATTTTTAAAGAAGATGACAAGGCTTTAAAAAACTATTTGCGGTCTATTAGAATGAAAGAAGAAATGGGGAAACTATGAATATTCAAGTTGAAATAGTTAAAGAAAACAAAGACGGAAGCGCAGACGCAATGGTGCATTTTGACGCTGAAGGGCTAAGTATATTGGTTGAGGCTGGCATTATTAGCATATTGCGCCAGTATATTGACCAAGAAAAAAAGACAGCTAAAAAGAGGTTGAAATGATTAAGAATATTATTTTGACAATAATGGGTGTTGCATTAATTATTTCTTTTAGCATAAATATGACACCGCCTGTTGTGCAAGAATGTCCAAAAGAGCCGTATGAGCAAAATCAAATGGTTGATGGGTGCGTAATGCAAAAGTCACATGGCATATGGTTAAAAACTTGCGGATGAATGATGATATACAAAAACTATTAATTTTAGAAAAAGATGGGTCATACACTATTAATGTTAATGGTGGTGAAATTACTATAGGGGGAAACCATGACAAAGAACGACAAGAAACTACTGACACAGATGATTGAAGCTGGGCGCTTCAGTTACCCAATGTATGAATTGCTTATAAAGCAAAATGAAATGAATTCTAAGGCTATGGTTAAGCGTATGGGCAATAAATGGGTATGTCACCCAGACAACTATGTTAAACGCTTAGAAACACCTTTAGGACAGCTTACTAAAGGCTCAAGAATTCTTAATCATTTGTAAAGCTTCTTCTTCTTCCCTGTCTACCCGTGCTAACCAACCACGACCAAAGATGGGGAAGGTTTTTAATGACTTGTAGTATTCCCGTCTAACTTCAGAGAATTTTGCGACAATATCTGCGCCATTACTGGATGAAATAAGTGCTCTTGTTCTTGGGCCGATAATTCCATCAGGTAGGATGCCAATAGCTGACTGAAGCAACTTAACACTTCTTCCTGGCCCTGCGTTAACTCCCATTGAAAAGACAACAAAATCGAGTCCTCTAGGTAATACTTCACAATAGCAAGGCCTCCAGTATTTTTGTTCGTATAAGGGTGCTACATCCTCTTTGGTAAGCTTTTTAAGTGACTCTACAGGGTGGCCTACCCATTCTTCCCAAACACGCTTGGTAACGCCTAAATTGGTTTCTCCGCCTGGGTCTTTAGGGTGATTAACCCAACCACCTTCTGCCTTTAATACTAATTCTAAACACTCTTTGAAATTGCTACTCATTTAATACCCACCTGTTGTTTAATCCAGTCTTGTAATGCTACTGTTTGGGTTGTGGTTTCAGCGCATTGTCCAGCAAGTACATTGTAGGCGGTGATAACATCAGTGACGCTGGGGGCTGTGGAAATTCCGCCTGTTTTACTGCCACTGGCGTTGTTCCACATGCTTGTAGACTTATAATAATTCCGCACAGCAGCAAGTTTCGCATTGTATTCATTTTCAATTCCTTTGGTTACTATGGCTTGTTGTTTAGTAATTGACTCTACTTTGGCTTCTTGTACTTTACCTAAAACCTCTACTTGTGCTTTAAAAGCCTCATATTTAACAGCTTGGTATTTACCATACCCAATACCGCCAATGGCAGCTAAAGACAAAGCAGCGTAAATGTACCAACTAAAAGGTATAGACAGTCCAAACATTATTTATCATCCAATGGCAAAGTAGTTACAAAGCGTAAAGCAGCAACAATTATTCCAATAATTAAAAAGACAGGGCCGTAATATTGTGGGTCTATGTTTCTTTCAAGGTATGGAAAGTACATTTCTACAGCACCAAAAATCATTAATGCTGCTGAAAACCATAAAGTTTTGGAGTGCATAGCACCCCTAGTTTTGCGCCTCATTTGGCGTGGTATATACCAGCAAAGAAGCTAATAATTCCACTAATGGCAGAAACTACAGCCATACCCATCCAAAAACCACCACGGCTTTTATTGGCTAATTCAAGCAATTCTTTAATATCTCTGTCCATGCCATCAACTTTGTTTTGCAAAGTTTCAACTTGCTGTACTAAACCGCCAAATTTAAACATATCAAATTCAGCCATGATTAGTCCTTCTTTTTGCGAGTCGTAGCCTTTTTTACTGTTGGCTTTTTAGCAACAGTGGTAGCTTTTGGGGCAACAGGAAAAGACCATGCAGTATCTACAGTGATTTTGGGCATATAGCCCATTTTGTCAAATAACCAAGTAATGATAAACATAGTAGTCCTTTAAGCTGTATAAGTGCCAGAAGATGTGTATGTAAGAATAGTGTTTACGCCAGAAGTTGTAACAGTTGGTATGCCTGTTGTATTTCCTGAGTAGTTTGCTGTAGGCATGGAAAGAATAACAACGCCAGAGCCACCATTACCACCAGTTCCTGCGCCATTATTAGCACCGCCACCACCGCCACCAGTGTTTACTGCGCCATTTCCTGCGCCTCCGTTACCGCCACCACCAGCGCCACCAGTTCCACCGTTTGCGCCACCACCACCACCTGCGTAGTAAATGCTAGAGCCAGTAATTGTATTAATTGAACCGCTACCTCCGCTAGTGCCTGAACCTGCTGCACCAGCACCACCTCCGCCTCCTGCAGAAGTTTGACCGCTTGAAGAAGCACCTGCGTTACCTTGGCCTGTAGTTCCATTGCCTCCTGCTGCCACTCCATAGCAACCACCACCACCGCCAGAGCCTCCAAATGCACCAGCAACGCCAGTTACACCATCACTTAAACCAGAGCCTCCACGACCACCACCGTTTGTAGTAATTACACCTGAAAGAGATGAATTGCTACCATTTGTATTACCAGCACCACCAGCACCTACGGTAACATTAAATACAGTAGCAGGAATTACAGTAATAGAAGTAGAAGCGTAACCACCAGCACCACCACCACCTGAAGAACCGCTATTCAAGCTAGTAACAATAGTTGTACCACCGCCACCACCACCAGCAACAACCAAATATTGCATGGTGTAAGAACCTTGGTTTACAGTAACAAACTTTTGCCATGTAGAGCCAGTGTAACCTTCGTAAAAACCACCGCCATCGGTGTTAAAACGAATTAAACCTTGCACTGGTGATGCTGTACGCAAAATAGTAGGGCCTACTGGTAAATATAATTCATCAGTCATGCTACGCAAATCAATACTTACGCTGTCAACATTTCCACCTGTAATAGCTACATCATCAGCATCTTGGTAAGCCATAGTGCCTAATGTGCCAATTAATTCATCTACATAATATTTAGTAGCTGCGTCTTGTGCATTTTGTGGGTCATCCAAGTTAATAATACGGTTTGTACCCATATTAAGGTTGCCAGAAGCAGTTGTTTGACCGTCAGCAGCTAATGAGCCTGTCAATGCGTTAGCAATGTCTGTAAGGGTGTTATTAGCCCATGTAGAGCTAATAGTTGTACCTGTTACTACAGGGTTACCTATTGGTAATGAGTATGTACCTGAAGGAATAACTAAAGCGCAATTACAAGCTAAGTTATCAAAATCTTTAACACCCGACAGTGGAAACATTATTAATACTGATGTTCCTGCTGTTGTGGGTGAGCGCCCTAATGCTATAAATCCACAACCAGCAACTGCTCCTGTAAGCATGATGGACAGAGTAAAAGCACTTTATGAAGTGCCTACAACCATTGTCAGCGAAGCAGTAAGGCAACCAATAGCACAAGCTTATGGCATAGCTAGAAGTATTCCTGAAGCTATTTCTACTGGTCAAGCACCAGCACATTTAGGTCAACAATATACAC